TCTTTAAACATCGACATATCTGCCCACGCAGCAAACGCTTGTCTCGTAACCTCAAGATTACCAGTCAACACGCCTCCTACTGCCGTTTCAAGAGTAGACCACACGGAAGTCAAAGCGTTGCCCATGACGTTTACTACCTGCGTTCTAGGGCCACTCAAGATGCTGTTAATCCAGTACTCGGTAGGCATATCCAAGAACTTACGTCCTTGAGACTTACGTGACAGTTTGAATAATCCGTTTATAGCTTTTTCAAGATCTTTCTCGTTCGCTCCCGTTTCGTTAATAATCTTTACGAGTTTCTCAACAGACATTCCTCCGTTCTCGTTAACGAAGTTCTTACGAATGCCTTGACCTTTCATTTCCGACTCGCTCAATCCAAGCTTACGGCGTCCCATGCGTTGACGTCTGTCACTTAACGTGAGTGAAGTTTGACGACCTATGCGATAGTACCTTTCGGAAAAAGAAACCATTTCTTGAAACGTGTTTTTGAGCTTCGCAGTAACTAAGTCGCCTCCTCCGACATCTGTCCATTCTTTTGCAATTCCTACAAGCTTCTCAACATACTTAGAACCGATCAACTTGTACGCCATAGCTTCTTTTCGAATTTCTATCTGACTAGCTTCGGTCTTCTCCATGTTGTTTAGCAACTGTGAGATGTCGTTGTCTCCCGTATCTATAGGAGTATTCTTCCTGACTTCGTCAGCAATTTGTTCCATCGTTTGATCGTTAGCTGCTATTTCTTCTTTGACGGAATCTATGAACGAATATTGTTGATCGTCCGTTTCGAACCTCGGCATCGAAATGCCTTCGCCTCTTGCTATAGCCTTGGCAATACCCGCGTGTTCGGGAGATACCTCGTCGGCAAAGTCTTTCATCTCTTTAACCTTCCCAGAACCGAAGTCCAAGGGGCCGCTACGTTGTTTCTTTACGTTACGCTGCTTGATGAAGTCGTTGAATATCTTTTGTCTTTGATCGATTCCGAGCTTCGACTTAACGCTTGCAAACAAGTGTTTAAAAAGAATTGCAATGTCTTGAGCAGCTCTTTTGAACGTTCCTTGCGGAGCTAGTTTGGCGTCGGCGTCTAACTTGGAAAGAAACGCATCCGTCATCTCTTCCGCAAAGTACTCGTCGATTTCAGAAAAGCGATAGTTGTCTGAGTTGTAGCTGCCTTTCTTAAAGTCGTTAAGTTCTTTTGCTAAAGCTAAACGTTGTTTAGAGGTTAGTTTAGTGTCTTTAGCTCTTTTACTGAGGTCTTCAATAAATTCCTTACGTACCTTATCGAACTGCTTAGTAAGGGCGTCTACGTCTTTCTTTGGAAGGTATCGACTAAGGCTATGCCAAAGCTCATGCACCATCGTGCGGGTCAAGCCTCCTTCTTCGACTACTTTTTTTCTGATTTGAAGAAGTTTGTTTGCAAAGTTAAACCTACCTTTTGACGTAATCTTGTTCGTTATCGACAAAGATACGTCGCTGAACATATCTTCGCCTATAAGGTCGATAAAAGTTTCAACGTCTTTGACGTCGTCTGGATCGGCTCCTTCGACAGTAAACTTCTTTTGAAGACGTCCTTTTAAATATTGAGCGCCTCTACTTCCTTCTAACCCACGTTTTGCTTCAAGATTAGTTTTAAAAGGCTGTCGAGGAGGACGAGCGTCGATGGCTTCGTCAAGCGTACTTACGGGAGCCTCGACTTCTTTCATACGCTCGGACACGTCGTCCATTAGGTCGGGTAAGTCTTTTCTTGAAAACTTCAAAGCGTCTACAATAACTGGCACTTCATTCAATCCTAGTTCTTTTGCTGCTAAAGCGCGTTTTAAACCTTCTTGGGCAACCGTCCCGTCAGGCATGGTATCAACCATTAACGGAAGAGCAGAGTCCTCTTTTATTGCTTCTCTATTACGCTCCATGCCTTCGACATCTGCAAGACGCTCGTCTACTACTTCTTTTCTCGTTTGATTGGGAAAAGCCTTAGTCGCCATGTCGATGTATTCGTCAGGCGTCATTACGGTTATCTTTCCTCCCGTTTTCAAAAAGTCGATGTCAATAGGTCGATCTCCTACTTCAAAAGGGTCGCCTTGCGTTTTAAATCCTGTTACTTCGGGCTGCGTCGGAACGTCGGCTTCTACAGATCTACCAAAGTCAGGTAACAATTTAACGCCTTCCTCGCCAAAAGGTTCCTGCATTCCCTTGGCAACCTCTTCTGGACTACCACCTTCGGCGCGTATCTTTTTACCACGCTTCATCGACTTCAAGCCTTTGACAAATCCCAACGCAGCAAACTCCAGTCCCAGACCTTCAAGCACGTTTTTAATGCGTCCTTCGATCTCGCCTTCGTCTTCGTCGTGAGCAAGGAACTCGGTAACTGGGTTTTGTAGTTCTGGGTACTGTTGAATAAAGTTTGATAAACGAGCTTCCTGTCCGTTGAACATCGTAAAGTCCGTCACGGCTCCAGCTATGGCTCCACGACTAACCGTACCGCTTAACGCCTTTTGCGTAAGACTGCCCGCTTTAGCTAGGTTACCCGCCCGTCCAGCCCATCCGAAGATCGGTACAAAGCCCGTCATGAACTGAGATATACCTTCGACCGCACTTCCTGCTACCGTAGTAGACTTCCCTAGAAACTTCTCGTCGTAGTCTGGAAGAACGTCAAAAGCCACGAAGTCGGCAAGGTTGTAAACGCCTTGTACTGCGCCTTCTACTCCACGAAAAGGAGCCGCTAAAAGATCGAAGAAAACGTTATCGTCGTCCTCGGTTTGTCCGATAGGAAGTTGTGGATTAGCCATAGTTATTTATTAAGATATTCGAGAGCCTTATGAAGGTCGCCTTGTTGACGGATAAATTTTAAAATGTCGTCTGATTCGCCTACGATTTCTGCTATCTTTTTAACGTCAGCAGGAACAGCGTTTGGATTACTATCAGATTTTAACGCTTCTTCTATTTGCTCTGGAGTAGTCAAAACGGTGTTGAAAGAATTAACGTCTGGCCCGAACTCAAACTTCAAACCGTCTCTCGTTATTTTATTTTCCAGAGTCTCTAGGTTTTGAAACTCTCCAGTAAGACGGGCAATTTGGAAATAAGACGTTTCAGCTTTTTTTCTTTCTTCCGAAGTATAAGGTTGCTGTGGATACGTGTGAAGGTAACCTCCGATATTAACTGTTTCAGCAGGTTGTTTTGAATTAGGAGACGCTATTGTAGACAAATGTTTTAGCGACTTATCCTTATGCGTATTAATATATTGAAGAGCTATCTTTCTGTTTTCGTCTGTTGTATCTTTGTTTCCTGCTACGTTTATATTGTGAGATACTTTACCTGCTATATCTTCTGGAGTTTCGTCGGTAAAAGCTAAGAGGGCTGGAGCTGTTGCATATAAGGCGCTTTTCCCTAACATAGTATTTCCAAAGCCGAGACGTTGCTTCACAAAACGTGATAAAGTATTTTCAACTTCGGGTTCCGTTAAATTAAAAGCAAGCTCGTTTTGGGCTTTTATTACTTGTTCTTGCGTCTTTCTAACGTCCTCTCCTAACTTGTTTATACGGTCAGTCAAAAGCGGTGCTTCGCTATCGATTAAATTTGTAATAAAAGCGTCTAACTCGCTGGCTGCTCTTGCAGAGTCGGAAGCTACGCCCGTACGTATCATCTCGTCTAACTTGTCTGTTATTTTGTTTCCAAGTTTTAAAGTAGTTTCGTTTCTTAAAGCCGTGAATCTAGGATCTTGCGCAAGTTCTGGTCGATCAGTTGCAGCGCTTCCAGCTAAGAAATCTACCTGCCTACCGACTCCGTTTACTAGCTGACTCTTCCGACGAATAAGTTCCCGTTGATATTGGTTCGTATCCAAGTCGCCTTTAAAAACTTGTTCAAACTGCTCTATTGCTGGGCCGCGGAACCGCACGTCGTCATCTTTTCTCGCAAACTCTTGAGCTGCTCTATTAAGTTGAAACCTATCCGTATACTCAACGCCTTTGTACATACCTTTACCCGTGTTTTCAATGGCGCTTAAAGCTACTACAAATTCAGACCGTTCAATCTCAAGACGTTTGTCTCGACCACCTTCTCGTATTCTTTGAGCAGCTTCAACCTCCCGTTCAATCGAGTTCATAATACGGTCAACTTGATCTTCGTTCTTATAAAAGAGTTGATTGCCTACGTAGAAGTTGTCTTCGGCGTACTGTAGGAACTCGTAAGCCCGTTGCTCGCCCCCAGGAAGGTTAGCTAGTTGCTCCGCTACGTTCTCAATAACTTTGATCTGTTGAGCAGCGTTAAACGAGTTAAGCTCAGCCCACGGCCCTGCCCCGCCGTCTCGCGATCTTAAAGACTGTTCCATGACTAAGTCGTATTCTGCGCTGTCCAACGGAGCGTCTTTAGCAAGCCTGTAAATTGCCGAAGTGTTCTGAAGCAACGTCTCGGCTTTTGCTACCGTAGCTTTTCTACCGTCGTATTGACGAGTCAAATTAAGTACAGTCGGATTAAGGACTTCTTGAAAACCTTCGCCCCCGTACGTTCCTTCTTGTAGCGCTGGATTCTCAGCAATAAATGCCTGACGCTCTTCTTCGATTATCTGAGCAGTCGTCTTATCGTTGTCGCCCTCTTGTGGGTTTTCCAACCGACCTTCGGAATCAATCAAGCGCTGTACGAACAAATCATGTGCGGCTTTACCTTCGGCTCTACGTTTACGCTTTTGATTGAGCGGAGAAGCAAGCCAAGGTATCACACCCTTACGACTTAATGAATCAAATTTCTTTTCGGTATCTGATAGACGCGCGCTAAGTTCTTCGGGTTTTAAACGCTTTATCTCGTCCTCTTCCATCTCGGCGTCTATGACCGCTATTCTACCATATTCTTTCAACGCCGTGTTAAAGCCAGAAAGCGTATCAGCCAGATCCATCAACTTGTTACTTCCCGCTTGTTGAACCGATACGCCGAAGTTACCGCCGCTCTGAACGGTCGCTTGAAGTTGCGGTGCGTCAGGAAGATCTCGTACTTGTACTCTAGCCATTGTTATGAAAGTTCTCTCTTTAGTTCCAACCCAGTGCGTAGTCCGCTTAGTCCACTGCTTGCTACGTTCATAGCTCCCGTCAAGAAGCTCTGTCTGTTGATTGGTCTGTTAATGTCGATAAGTCTGTTCTGTGAACGGAAGCCAGCGTCGGTAAGAGCCAGTCCCGTTTGTAAATCTTTCATTTCCTGCTGACGGGTAACACCCATCCGATAGGTCGCTTCCTGACGTGTGTAGTCGTCCAACAACGCATCTACCGATAAACCTGCTACACCTGACTCACCTGCGCTCACGGTAGCCGTAGCCATCGCTTCACGGGCTTTCTTCGATACTTCTCCGATCTCACGTGCCGTAGCTTCCTGCTCTTGTGCTTGACGAATACGGATCGAACTCTGTTCCATTAACGAACGCTGACGCTCGGCATCCGCTGCTCTTTGTTGAAATTGAGCTTGTTGCTTCGCCTGACGGCGTTGTCCTGCGTATTGAAGTCCTGCCGATCCTGCTCCTAAGATTGCAGTCGCGATAGGTATAGCTGCTGGTGAACACATGATTAATTCAGTTGTTTGTAGATAGTAAATTGTTTGTAGTTGTCGATTCCAACGTCCGACCAAGTAGCGCCTAGCCAAGTCAACCAGCGAACTGATAACTCGTTACTTTCGCATACTATGTTAGTTAAAGCCTTGTAGTCGCCCATAAGACGTCCTACCCATTCCTTTGAATGTTTAATGAAAGTTCTCTTGATGTTGTGAATACGGTAAGTACCTAGTAGCCAGATGATTCCAACGTCTTTTGCCTTGTCTGATTGAGTCACTCCAAAGCTTGCAACCGTACGACAGTCCTTAGTAGTTATAGTCCAAGCTTCCTCAGACGCTTCATACGACTGTTCTAATGCAAGTCTAGGATGTTCACCTAGTCCGATGCACTCCAACATATCAGCCATTCTCATGTCTTCGTAAATCTGAGGAGCGTCGAAGTGACCATCGGCAGGTGCAATCGTACAGTCGCTATAGACATATTCATCAAGCTCCATATCGTCTAGACCTCGAATGTACGAAAGTCTCAAACTCTGCTGATAGGATCTTCATAGGCAACGCCGAACTCGACTTGATCTTGACCGTAACGTCGTCGTGTTTGGAATGAACGGGAAAGCGAAACGAACCACTGTCTAATACAAGCGATCCGATTACCGAGTCCGCACCCAAGCTAGTCGGGTTGAACGGATAAGAATAAGTATCCCGATACTGCGGTGTAACCTCGACTGTAAAGTGTCCAGTGTCTCCGTACTCGAACGCACCGTTACGTAAGATCTGACTGGTAAAGTTACTGCTCGACCGTCCACCTCGTTCCGTAGGTTGTTTAAGGGTCTGCGTAGACATCTCGAACTCAGTTTCGTATTCAAGACCTACGTAAAAATCGGTACTAGAAAGATCTTCGTTAACCGTAAAAGCCGACGAAGATGTCCTAGTGATCGGATAACGACTACCTGTAGCAGTATATAGTACGGCTCCTGTCGGGTCATAAGGCATCGAGCTAACCGTAGTAAGCTTGGTAGCACTGTCGTATGAACGCCCTAAACTGGAATGAGCTACACGCCTGTCCAACAAGATCTTATAGGTCTTACCGCTATCTATCTGACCTGGTGACAAGTCTAAGGTTTCAAGGCAACGGTTCGTACCGTCAAAGGTAAACAAGTAAAGGGTCGAGTCTAATATACCCATACCCAAGAACTGCTTGGTAAACGTAAACTTCGACCACGATGATTGAATCTTGTCTTTGCCCTGCCAGAAGTAACGATAAATATATAAGTCGTTACCCGACGTTGGGTACATGACAATCGTATTCTCGTTTGAACTACCGACCAACGAATGAACGTTTGAAGTAATATAAGCAGGTACTTGAGCGGTTAAATCAGCGGCGTCGTACGTCTCGGAATCTTTGTCTACGTAGTATTCGTACAACCCAGTAAAGTCTCCCCGTTCATAAGGGAAGTACAAGAAGTTAGACAACGCTATAGGTCTGTCTCCTGTCGGCTTCATACTATACTCGGTAACAGGTGAGATGTTAACGGTCTTAGGCGTCAACAACTCGTTACCTCTTAACACGAACTGCGAGTTATCACTGAACAGTACGAGCTTCTCTTGAAAAGGTACGGCAAATCTAAGCTTGGAAACTTTAGTATGACTAAGTCCGACGTCGATTGGAGCCGAGTCCAAAAGCGATTGAGTAGTCGTACGCCAGAAATTGAAGTACTCGTCTGCTTCGCTGAACACCACGGACGACTCAGTCAACACGCCAAAGCGGTTCTTGTAGAAGAACAGGTCTTTAACCTTCTTACCTACGAACGACGGACTAGGGTTAGTCTTAGCGTCTCCAGCAGCTCTTGACGTCCATACGGACTCTTGAGCAACGTACGCTTGAACGGTAGTACTAGGGGCGCTGTAAGTGACGCTTGAAGACCAGTCACTAGCGTACCTAATTGCCGTTTCTTCTTCCCAGTAGGTAGCCCCGTTCGTAGTAGCAGGTTCTTTGTTAAGGTTATCACCTAGTAAACTCCTGTAAAACTTACCGTTGTGTTTGACGATGTCGGTAAAGCGGGGAATGATTTCGATTGGTAGCGTGGAGTTATCAAAGTCAAGCGGTATACCTGCCGACTGTCCAGTCGCTGTACCGTCACTTTCCCAACCATTCGTTTCAACCCAAGATCCTTCACCGAAGTCCTCATTGTCTTTAGTCTCGAACTTTACGTAGTAGTCGTCTTGATCAAGTTCGGCGTCGCCCCTGACCTTAACTCTAAAACCGTCAAAGCACTTGGCAGGTAAGTCAGTTATGTATCCAACTTCTTTGTAAACTACGCCTAGACCTGTATCGGACAAAGGGTCGGTGGTGCTGAGCTGAAAGTCGCTACCCGCGCTGTGTTTAATCTTTAAGACGTTACCCTGTTGTTCAGTTTCAATCGTGGAACCTGCCGATGAGATAGTTGCGGTAGCTGTGGCAGGTGTAGTGACTTTTGATTGTCTGCTAGGTAACAACGGAACCCAAGCGTTCTCCCAAGTGTGAAAAAGCATCTCTCGAAACTCTATCGTACTTGCAACACTTGAATCAAATCCGCTACCTACGTGGGTTATGTTAACGCCTGTTATCTTACCGTCTTCGATTATGGCTTCGCCTTGCGCCCTTGAAGACGTTGCGACAGACGGTTGTGAGATTTCCACCTCTACTTTGTAGTCGTTTAAGATACTGTAGAAAGGCTCAAGAGGCGCTCCCGCCGCTGTATGGGTAGGCATAATGTACGGCCCGTTTGTAGTCGGGTTACTTATAGTAACGCCCGTGACGTACTTACCTGTGTTGGGAAAATTAGAATTTAATTCGGTTTTTAAATCTTCTGCTACGTCGGTCGAGGAGGAAGAGTTCCAGTTATGCGATGAATTGTCTCTCGTAGTTGTAACGTTGTCTATTTTAATACTGTACTCCTTAGACGCAGCCCCTTGCTTGACAAATACCAAAGCTTCTTTTTCCAATGCAGTAGACACCGTGTTACCGCTTTTAATCGTTACTTGATCGTTCACAACAAAGGTGTAATCGGCAACAGTTAACGCTCTTAAACTCTGAGTAGGCGAAGTAGCACTATTTAAATAGGATTGAGCTGTAGAGCTAATGGACACAGTAATATCGTTACCGTTCGCCAAGTCTTGAACGTCCAGTACTGCCTCTAAAGTGTTGTGACCGAACAAGAAAGCGTGTTTATTATCGGCATCCCTTTTAAAGACATGGGTCTTTGTAGGAAGAGGATACGTATCAACAGCTTTAACGAAGTCCGTATTAGGACGTTTCGTAAGTCCGTCTACAACAGAGCTTAAAGCGTTTACTTGATTCTCCGCTTGTCCTGCGTGTCTTAAATTGTCGGGCTGTTGCGATACCCCTTGTACGAGGTTCGGAACGGACGTAGTGATTAATGGCATTACCTGTCGATGACGCGTAACACGTCGTAGTTGTCGAATATGGTGCGGTCTGCGTTCTCGGAGTCGCTGTCTACTGCCGTAGCTTTGGCGTTTATCTCGTCTCTCAAAGTAAAAGCTTCGATTTCAGTAGACCCAAGGAAACGGTTTGCGTACTTCCTAGCAGCTTTAATGTTGATGTACGTACGGAACTGTTGAGGCAATTCTTCAAACGTAAGTTCAAAAGTAATGGTTACCTTAATGTCTTCGGTAAAGACGTCGGTATGGTTCTTCCTGTCGTACAACGTAGTACCACGCTGAACAATATCCAGATCGGTATGCTTGTCGATGGGTAGATCGATTTTAAGAGTGTTGTTTGGAAGAGGAAATTGATTAGATGAGTTACGCGTCAGTTGGTATTCAAACTCGGTATTGAAGTGCCAGCCTTCGGACTGTACCTCGCGATTAACTTCATCAAGCACGTTTAAAGCCGTTACGACCTGTACAGGAAGACTGCTTCCACTGATCGTGTTTACTGGTGTCTCGCCGATAACGCCGAGCATCGTGTTTACAGCTTCAAGCTTCGTAGTTAGTGCCATGTCTAGTTTTGGTTATAATTATGGAAGTGAGAGGGAGCGAGGACAAAAACGAATGAAAACCTCGCTCCCCCAACACAACCAAGAAAAGCTTACTTCTGCAATTCGATAGCAGCTTCAGGACGGAGAACTCCGTGACCCATAGCGTACTTCGCAATGAAAAGCGTGCCTTGACGTTCGATCTGATACTCAGACTCGGTAGCGAGGTCGAGCAACTTCACGGTTCCAACAGCCGAAGGGTGAGCAACAATACCAATCGAGTTGGTGAAGTTACCGTTGTACCCGCTTCCGCTTCCGCCGAATACGTCGTTGGACGCAGCTCCGTCGCCAGTAGCAGTACCAGACAGATCGGTGGAAGGAAGGTGAGTTGACTTGTAGATGTCGATACCAGCAACTTGAGCAATCGAACCAGAAGCGAGAGAGCCAGAGCCTCCAACGTCTTTGTTCGCAGCAGAAGTCGAGATAACGAGGGAACCACTACCGCCAGTGATGAGCTTGTAGTACTCCTGTGGACGAAGAACGCAGAAGCGACCATCGGCAGGAACGTCGTTCTCGTCAAGTGCTTGAGCAGCAGTGAAGAGAGCAGCAACAAGTTCGGCACCTGTAGGATCGGTGTTGTCGGCGTCGTCAGATCCGTCGGACACGTTGCCCATGACGTTAGCGGATACGTCGAGTACTCCACCGTCTTTACCGCCAGTAATGGTAGCGGCTGAACGAGCAGCAGCGATGAATACCTTTGCGATAGCGGTATCGAAGCGGACGGCAAGAGCCTTACCCAACTCGTTAGCGTAGACGCTGCGAATGTCGTAGTGGTTCTTTACGTCGTCGATAGAACTGAGGAACGTAGAAGCGAGAAGGACGTCGTCGATAGTGATAACTACTTCATTCTTCTTGATGTCGCTCAAGTAGCTGTTACCGCTGTCAGCGATGTTCTGACCTGGAGTGTAGTAAGAAGCGGAAGCAATACCCGTAACTGGGAACTGAGCGCTCTTGCCGTTCTCGATGGTGCGCATCGTGTGCAAGCTCTTGAAAACGTTGTTTTCTTCGAATGTCGTTAATATTTCGCCAGCAAACTTCTTCAGAAAGAGAGCGTCAACTGCTCCTGCTGAATTAATCTGACCGACGCGTGAGGGAGTGGTGTCTCCATTAGCCATGATATAATGTCTCCTTAATTGAGATTAATGTTTAGTGTGATGTTTGACCTCAACGCGTCGAGTTCGTTCGTAGTTATCCCGCGCACGGGGCAACGACTAATGTCGTCGAGTGATGTCGAAAGTGATGATGTTAGCGTCTACCACCTGGAGTGAAGTAGAAACCTACTATAAGCGGATAGATACAAGTTACGGCGAAGAGGGAAATATGTCCGCTTGTAATCGCCATATAGGCTTGTGACGCTTGAAGATCGATGAGTCCCCATAGGAATGAGTTTCGACCTTCTCCGTCAATGTTGGTTGTTGTGAGGATTGGAACGCTTGGATAGATGGTGGTAAGGAGGGTGATTGCCGAGAGCGTGCACATCCCGATAACAGCAAGCATACGCCTAGTACCGCGAACAAAAGCCCCGCCGTCTCCACCGTTAAGTGTTTCTTGAAATTTAAGTGCATAGTCATTGTTTCTCGCTTCCCGCATCATTTCCAACTCGTACTTCTGCTGACGGGAATCGACCATAGCGCCGAATACTCCCTTTAAAATTGATCCCATCGCAGCGGAGCCTCCGCCTGTCAGGAACAATGTCAACAGCTCAAGCATGGTTAGATACTGGATACAGCCAGTCGGCGATCCAACTCGGCATGATACGCCTTGTCTCCGCTCTTGTAGCGTGGATCTTGCATAGCCCTACTGACTTCTTGCATGGATTGAAAAGGCATGGTCGAAGATCCAGTCGTGTTACCCGTTACAAGCTTTGGTTGACTACCGCCTTCTTCAGCTTTGTAACGAGCGTATAACCCGCTTACTACGAGCTTTGCTTGATCAACAGATCCATTGTTTACCGTTTCGTTAAAAGTGTTCATCTCGTCATCGGTCAGCGTCTTGCCAGCCCACTCGGACATAGCTTCGTAATCACCGTTAGCTGCCGACTTGATCTCCGTAGCTTCGTTCTCTTGTAGAGCAGCTTGACCACGTGCATAACCATCGACCAGTTCACGACTAAGACCTGCTTGAGCAAGTGCTTCGTACGTTTCATCAGACAGTTTACCGTCGTTCTCAAAGAACTCTTGTGATGCGTCCGTGATTAAAGTCTGAGCTTGGTTAGGTTCGGTAGTAGGTTCAGTCTCATTCTCGTCTACCGCTTCTTCTTCCTGCGCTGGTTCTTCTCGGTTCGATCCCAACTTCGATTCAAGTTCTCCGTAAGCTTTGGCGAGGTCTTCCGCTGACTCAAACTTCTCTGGTAACCATTCTGGGCGTTCTTGCTCGCCTTGAGGTTCTTCAGACGTCTCTGCTTGCTGTTCTTCGGGTTCAATCTCGTTAGGTGCTGGTTCGTTTATTTCTACTTTTTGATAATCTGCCATGACATTTGTCCGTTTTTACTGGTTGGTTGTTATTGTTCAACAGGCGGTTGTTCCTGCTGTTGTTGTGCAATAGCGTTAATAGTCGGTGCTACGGCGGGCGCTCCAAGCTTCATCATCATTTCTTGTTGTTGTGCTTGTTGCATAGCCATTTGAATTTCTTCATCCGACTTTATAAGTCCTTCGGTTTCGATACCAAGTGCGGTTGCACGGCGTTTGAAGTAGTCACCTACGTTTACGTATTGAGCGACAGCTTCAGGGCCGACTACTTGATTAGCTCCTGCAAGGAACATATCGAGACGGTTAAGATCGTTACCACGTCCAAGCGCTTCAATGCCTGTTACGATGGTAGGCTTGACGATGTCCTTTGGAAGTTTAGGTAAGTTGTCCTTCTTGCTCATCCTGTCCATGAGACGGGTAACAAGCGGAAGTTGAAACTCCTGAGACAAGATTGAGTACAGCCCGCCCAGAGCGGATTCAAGCTCTTGTGATAACATCCGTATTTCCTCGGCGGTTACCCGATCTGCGTCTCTAACAACGGAGCTGTTTAAAAGGAACGCGTGACTGAGTCGGTCTTGGATCTGAGCCATAACCGTTTGAGCTACGCGAAAGTCGTTGAATTTATTAAGCTGTAGTACGGATACGTCCCCGTCCGATCCCTGTACGATTGCACCGTTAGGAGCTTCAGCAAGGGTACGCGCGCGAGTAGTACCGTTCGGGTTGACCATGAACAAGACCTTGGCGGCGGCTGCTGAACCTTCCACGATTGCCTTAGTCAATGATTCTAAACTCTTTAAGTCCCCGATGTATTCTTCAACAAAGCCACGACCGTAGTCTTCTCCGTCTATACGGGTATATCGAAGCGGTAACCACGGTGACTTGTCTATCGGGTATTCCCCGCTGGAGCTTTCAATAACGATGCCTTTGACGTCTTGCTTGACCACGAACTTGTCACCTTCTCTACAGATCGATGTGTACAAGTCGCAGTTGTTGTCTTTGGATTCTTTGTAAACTTCTTGTCGTACTTCTTCTGGAAGCATGAACGGAGCAACAGTCTCCTTGACGGCGATATGCGTAACGTTCCCCATGGCATCACGCTTAACAACGTAACGGTCTGGACGGAACACTCTCATACCGCCGTCGTCGGGTAGATAGAGCAGTGCATTACCTGTTATCAACAAATTCTTCAGAGCTTCGAACACGCCGACTCTAAACGCTTCAACCTCAACCTCTTGACTGACAGCCCGTTCAACGTCGCTTAATGCTTTCTCAAGGTCGGTACGAAGCTGCTCACCCCCTTCCTCGCCTAACTCAGCCTTCGCCTTTTCAAGCTCGTATCGGTCGATGACCAAGCGGAAGAAAGGAGCGTTAGGCGGTAGTAAAGCAAGTAGTAACTTAGAAGCAAGATTGTTTACGCCTCTAGCTCCGATCCCTTGGTACGGCGTGTAGTACTTGGTATGAGGGCCGTGACCTTCGGGCGGTAGGACATAAGGTATGGTAAGTTCCGACGAGGTACGACCACGATCAAGGAACGACCACCGCAGTCCTTCGAGCTGAGTGTATAGGCTTTGAGCCGTTTCGTATTGCATATAG